CAAAAGCATCTAAATTAAAATCTGCAACAAAACTTATTTGTTGTCTTGCTTTTAATAATTGTATTTTTGCAAGTCTTTGTACTGTATGTGAAGATGTAGTCATTGGAAAATTAAACTCACCGAATATTCTTTCTGAATTATCTTCTGTTTCAAAAGTTGAGTTTGTTAATACTGGATAATCTTGTGGTTGATAATTATTATCTGGTTCAGAATAAATACCTTTTACTGCATTAAATAATTCTTTTTTGGATATTCTTGTATTAAGAGTAATACCAGTTCTTAAATCGTTTTCATCTAAAGTAACTGCTGGTGTTTCATAAATAGCTGGTCTAATTTTAAATTGTCCATTAGAATATATTAAATGTCCAGCAACTGTTGTAAGCATATTTTGTAAAATAGATTTAGGTGCTTTATTTAGTGTAAATGTTCCATTCATTGTAAATCTTTTTTCTGTACCAGATGGATTTGCTATTGTAACTGTTTCATCACAAGTATTTGCAACAGATGTAATATTTGTTGAATTTACTTCTGTTGTATCTGCACCAAGACCATAATCAGAATTTAGTAAATAATCTCTAATACATAAAGCTGGGTTTGTACTAAAAGCTGTTGCACTACTTCTTGGATCAAATACTTTTTTGCCTTCTACTTCAAATGTAATATTAGGAACACCATTAGGATAAACATCAGAATCAAAATTAAGTCTTACATATAAATATGCAATACCTCTTAATCTGTGGCTTGTTGTCCATTGTGTTATTTCTGATACTAAATCTGCATCTGCCGCTTGACTATCTGTACCAGTATGTACTTTAAATCTTGCTTTACCCTCATATTGATTACCGCTAGAAGGAAATAATCTAGCAATACCATTAGAATCAGAACCATCTTGTGTTGTTGGTACTTCGTTTTCATTAAAAAAAATTTTAGTTATATTATTTATTTCATGTCCAGCTATAGCAATTACAATATGTAAAAAATCGTTTGTACTTCCAGTAGTTTCTGCATAAACCATAACACCACCAACCCTTGTTTTACCATAAATTATTCTATGTGGTGCAATACCTGATTTAGCAGTTACCATTGTACCTTGCTGTAAATTTGTACCTAAATCTGGTGGATCAAGTTCTGGTGCTAATTTACTATTTACTGCACCTAATACTAATTGTGTTCCTGCTGATACTAAAAAAGTTCCTATAAGACCTTGTGCTGTTGCTCCTAAACTTGGTGCAACAAATGCACCTACCTTGGTAGCAAATGCAGATGGACCAATAGCTGGAATTGCTGCAAAGCCAACTGCTATTGCACCTACTACTAAAGCTGTTTTTATAGTTTTACTTCCCATTTATTCTATTCTCCAAGCAATATCGCAACTATTAGTTAATCTTCTTTCTTGACCAACTTTAGCTTTAAATATGCTGTATTCACCTTGGCAAATGCCCATTGTTCCTCCTAATTCTTCATCTGTCTTTAGAAATACCACATCTCCTCTTCTAGCAAAAGATGTATTTATTTCTGCAAAGTTATTTTCTTTAGCTATATCTTGCGCTATTTCTAATAAATCTTTTTTATTAAATTCTTTTAAAATTTTTTTTGCTTCTTTTAAACTTTTGTATTCTCTATCAAATACTTTTCTGCCAATTATAATTTCTATTCCACCAAGTATAAAATTGACACAATCAGTTTTACCTCTTACAAATTTTGTTTTACTCTGCTCTACAATATAATTAGATAATTTTGTGTCCCAATTATCTACTCTCATTATGAAGTCTTTTTACCCCATATAATTTCTTTATCTTGTAAGTCAGGTACAAATTCTAAACCCAAATCACCACTAAATCTTTCTTGTTGATCTTCATGTGTAAATCTTCTGTTTAATGGTCTATCTAATGCAATTAATCGGTTTTCTAAATTTAATGTTATCGTTGCTGATTCAGAACCCTCATCTATTTTCATTATATCCATTTTACCTTTAAAAAGGGTATAAACATCAGCTATAACAGATTTACTTGTATCAAAAACACCAAGAAAAATACTTGCATTTCTATTTGTATAATTTCCAGTCAAAGCAGTAGATATAAAACTTGATTTTATACCAGTTAAAGAAAGACTTGCACCAATAGCTTCTATTTGATCACTTTCTGCTATTGCGCTTACACCCATTAAATCACCAAGACCTGTAAAAGTATTAGAAGAACCACCAGCAGTCATTGTTAAATCACCATAACCATTCCAAAATCTTAATGTTCCTGTACTAAATTCTAATTCTACTGCCAATAATGGTCTTACAACACTACTTTTAATTGCATTTTTAAATGCAGTTGTTATACTTCTAGCCATTTTTTACTCCATTATTTTAAGTATTTTCTTTTCACCCATATATATTTCAGTTTTAGCTTTTACTTTTTTACAAGAAAATATTACCCTTTGTGGATTTACTTCCCTTTGGGCAACTCTTTTTGATTTAAGGCAGTCACTCATTTTTGGTTTGTAAACATGCTCAATAATAGAACCATTTAGTGTTAAAATTAAAGCTACTACAATTTCTGTCATTTTGTGTATCCTCCATTTGCTCTTACTTTATCTTTCACAACTTCAAGTTGATCCATAATTTTTTCTACATCTTTTTGCAATCTTTTTATATTAACTTTATTATGCATCATAGATTCCATTTGTTCTTGTATCTTTTCAACATCTTTTACTAAATCCTCTATAAGCAAAAATTGTTCTGAATCGGCAGGAAGACTTCCTAGTTCTCCAAGTGGCCACTTTATACGAAATTCTGTATTCATTTCTATATCTTTTGAATTAAGTTTATTTTGGGTTTCGAGTACATTTATTCTTTCTATAACTCCAAAACCAAACCATGCGCCAACTAGACACGCACCGATTATTGTGATTAAGTTTCTGGCAGGAAGCTGTATTCCTGTATTATCTGATAAAGCAAGTTTTTTCATTTTCTTTTCCTTTTACTCATTCCCATATAATTATCACCAGGTTCATAATTCCATTTTTTACCATGATGCCCTCTAATATCACAATATAACATTCTTAATTTTACAATAATTTTTCTTAAACCTCTTGGCATTATAGTGCCTCTGTTGCTGACAAACTTATGCCATATTTACTTACTTGATCAGTATCCCAACCAGTTTCATTACTATCTAATCTCATAAGAGTTTTTGTATTAGAATAAACAACTGTTGCATCATCTGCTATTGTTTCTATACCTTGTCTTAATGATGGTTCAATTTTTACATTAGCTTCACCTGATGAATTACTATTTACATCTTCTGTTACCATATACAAGTAAGAGTTGATTTGTATATAATCACCAGCTTTAAAAACATTATTTGTACTATTCGCAAAGCCATCTAAAGCAACTTGATTACCAGTTTGACTAGCACCATTAACTCTTATTGTTCCAGTTGCAACACCTTGTATTGTTTTTCTATCTTGATCACCTAAAGCAAAAGTACCTCTTCGACCTCTTAATTGTAAAAGAAAAGCAATTATTGGTGCCGCATTAACTTTAAGCATTGGTGGGAATTTTATTTGTGTTGTCCAAAACTCACCCTCGTGTTGTACTACTTGGTCTTGTCCAGTAAAAGGAGAAGATGATACTGCAACTGTTCTAACTAGAGAAAATCTTTGTGTTTGTACTCCAACATTTGTTGGAAATGTTAATGGGTATGATGGTGTAAATACTGCCATAATTATCCTCCGAATGCTTTTGCAAATTTACCACCTCTTAATTTAGCATCTGCTACTGCGCTTATAGTTGATTGTTGTATCTGTGGCAATAGATTTGCTATTTCTGTTCTTACTGTATTTGTAACACCTAAAGCAAAATTTAAGTTTTGATTTATAACTACACTACTACCACCTATTTTACCTGGTGTAAGACTACTTGGTGTAATTGCACCAGCAGTTCTTGGTACAAATAATTCTGGTCCTCTCTCACCAACTAATTGTGGAATACCTGAAGAAACAGCACCACCAGTTGCTTTTTGAGATGGTGGCAATTTTATATCTTGGTTTATTGAACCTGGTGCTTTTGGTGCTAATATTCCTCCAAGACCTTCTCTTATTGCTCTATTTACTCTGTCTAAAATTAAAACTTGAATGATTGTTTTTTGAATACTAATTAATAATTCTCTTAATATATTTTTAAAGTTTAATGCGCTTGATTCACCTCTTAAAAAAGCATCTACAATAGTATCACCAACTTTTGTTACTTCATTTGCAACACCTGTTGCTATTGCATCTGTTTCTCTAAATGCTTGATTAAATCTAGCAACTGTCTCTGCTGTAGTTTTAAAATTTTCTTCATTTGCTTTTATTAATTCATCTATAAATTCTAATGCTGTTGCACTATCACCAAGAACACTTATTAATGCTTTTCTTATTTGTAATTCATTATTTAGTTGTAATTTACTTGCTTCATCTAAAGCTAGTTTTTTATTTATTTCATCTTCTATGCCTCTTATTTGTTTTGCATTAGCTTTTTTAAAAGCATCAACTGCTTTATTAACTACAACAGGTTCTTTTTCTAATAATGCAATTTTTTCTTTTATTTTCTTTCTAAATTCATTTTCTGCAATTATTTGTTCATTAATTAATTTTTTAGTTTTTGCTCTTGCTCTATTATCTTTGATAAAAAATTCAGAATTTTTATCAGATAACCCTGATCTTCTTTTTACAAGTTCTGCTAATATTTTTTCTTGTGTATCTAATTGTTTATTTGCATCTTCAAGATTATCTGCAAGTTTTGCTTCTTCTGGTATAAATCTTGCTAAAACATTTGCTAAAGCATTTATAATAGTTGTAAGACCTGAAACAATAGCTTTTCCAACTGTAGCTTTCTCAAAGAATAAAGTAATATTTTCACCTAAAGTATCAAATGCACCAGATAAACCTTTTGCTGCACCTTTACCAGCACCACCAACTTGTTCTTCAAGTGCTTTCAAAATTATTTCTTGTGCTTCTGCTTGTCTGCCAGTCAAAGCTAAAACTTTAATAACTTCTTTTTGTTGCTCTGTAAAAGATACACCAACTCGTCTTAATGCAGATAAACCAACTTCTGGTTCTTCTAATGCTTTACCTAATTGTGTTGCCGCTGTGGTAATACTTCCAAAACCAACTGCCGCTAAATCTTGTGATATTTCTAAAGTTCTTCTAAAAGTATCGCCACTAATAGACTTAAATGTTAATAAAATACCTGCCGCATCTCTTGCACCTTGAACACTAGCTAAAGTATTTCTTCCAACTGCAATAGCTAATTGATCCAAATCTTGTACAGTTTGTTGTGCCGCTCCACCAGTTGCTTTTACTATTGCACCAAGTTTATTAAGTTGTGATTCTGCTCTTGCACCTACAGTTGCAAATTTAACAAATACAACCGATAATGCTGTTACAGAACCAAGTAATGCTAGTGTAGCAAAATTAACTCTACCTGTAATTGCACCAATAGCATTTAATCTTCCAGCTACTGGACCAAGTGGACCTTGTACTGCCGCTATTGAACCTGCAACATCTCTTAACCTTTTTTGAAATTTAGCTTGTCCATCAGATACACCAGTTGTAGTTTTTTTTAATTTATTTAAACTACTTCCTGCACTTTTTATATTTTGCCTAAATTTTTGTGCATTAGCCTGTAATCTTACTTCAATAGTTGTTAAATTTGTTGCCATTAGTCTGGAAATCTCCTCATTAATTCTTTCATTTCATCTTTTAGCACAGGAGTTCTGGTTTTACCACCTTTAGTTAGTAAATATCCATTTATTGCCGATAAATATTCTCTCGGTGTTAAATCCCAAAATGTTGCTGGTGTCATGCGAAGAACACCTAATCCTATTTCTAGGTATTCTTGGATTGGGTATCGTTCTGAATGTTCTCCGCTGGTACTAAAGGGTTATCTTGTTCCTTATTTTCTCCAGTAAATGCAGAGGCAAGAACAATACCTGCAAGTTCAGAAGATTTTATTAAACCACTTTTCATCATAGCATCTCCAACAGCTTCTGGTAATATATTTGTACCTCCGCCTTTAAGTGCTTCATGTAAAATGGTTAGTAAATCTTTAAAAGAATATTTAGCTGACGACATATCTGTTGTAAGCTGAATTATTGATTTACCTGTCTTATTTTCAATATTGACTATTGATTCGAATGTAAGTCTAAAAGTTCTTTCTGTATCTCCTAGCTTACCTTTTACTTCACCCTTGTATTGGTTCATCATCATCTCCTAGTGCTTTTTTTAGTTTTTTCTTTGTTTGTATTGCTTTTTTAAGTTCACCTGCATTATCTTGAATACAAGTAATTTCTGCTCTACTTGCTGTTATTGTAATTTTTTGCACTATTAGATTTTGATAAGAATTGACAATTATTTTATCAAGTGGGCGACAATCAACATCTTTTGTACATTCTATAGTTATTTCACCTTTTTTGGTTACTTTTATAAAACCATGATATTGATTGTCTTTGATAGTAAAGTTAATCACTTCCCAACCATTAGTCCACTTTATTTCCATAATTAAGCATTCGTATATGTTATTGTATTAGATGATTCTAAAGTGACAGAATATGTTTCTTCACCATTAAATTCACCTGCTCTTTCGTAACTTGTTATTAAAAAAGCACCTGATATTTTTGAACCATCTGAAAATACTAAATCATAATTCTGTATTGCACCATCAAATGCAAAACCTCTTAATATATTTTCTGTTGATGAATCTGTAAATACTCCACTTGCTGATAATGTCATACTTCTAACACCACCGCCTTGTAATAAATCTCTTGCTTTATCATTTCCACTTGAAATAAAAGCATTTGAATCTTTAGTTGTTATATCTACTGCTTCACCATTTATTGTCATAGATGTACTTCTTAATCCACCTATTGTTGCTGGTGTACCTGTGCTATTATCTTTTAATAAAAAACTACTACCTTTTCCTGCTGGCATAATTTTATCCTCCTTTTAAATTTTTATGAATCAAAAACCATAGCCCTAAATCTTTGAAGGCCATGAGTAGTTAATCCATCATTTTCTTTTATAATATCTGAAAACTCAAATCTTAAATTTACAAGACTTGCTCCAGTTATTGTCAAACTAGATTCATGCAATAAAGCATAAATTCTACTCATAATCTCTTTTGTTTCCTTACTTCCTCTATATCTTGAAAAAGTATGAATTACAAGAGTATGTTCATTTCCTTGTAATGTTTTTGTACCATTATCTACTGATGTTTCTTCACCTACCTTTACATAGGGAAAAGCTGTGTTTTCTGGTACAAAATCAAATACATCTGTTACTAAAGATTGTAATGTACTATCACCATCTAAAGCATCAAATATTGTTTTTTGCAATCCTAAACTATGATCACTCATTTTGCTAACCTTTTAATTTCTTTTACAACTCTATTAAAAACAGCTTGTGCAATTTTTTTTCTACTTCTTTCTGTAGCTGGGAATAGAAAAGGTCTAGCTAACATTTTAGATGTACCAAACTCCAAGAAAGATGAATAAGTTGCATTACTTTCTACTTTTACTAAATCTGGATTTTCCTGTTTAACAACAATATTTCTAACAAGATTACCAGTGTCACTTGCTGGTGCCTGACCAGGTGCAGATGCTTTATGAGTTCTTCTTGGATTGTATTTTTCATAAATTCTACCAGATTTTGGTCCACTTTGTATTGATTTGATTGCTTCACCTCTTATAAGTTGTGCACCACCTGCAATAACTTCTCTAAATGGTTTTTCTAAATCTTGTTCTAAATTTTTAAGTGAAGCCATAACTTTTTTAAAACCTTTAACTTGTATTGATATTTGCATTATGTACCTACATTTTCTATTGCTGTAATTGTAATAAAATTATTGTAATCATTTTCATCATTTATTTTTACAATATTGAAAGTTCTTGAACCAAAAAGGATTCTCATAGTTGTTGTAATACCACTTCTATATCTAATTAAAAATTCAAATGTTTGTGGGTTTTGTACTTTCTCACCTGTACTTTCGTTAAATATTTCTCTACCAGCTTTTGGTGTTATTTTTGCAAAAGCAGTGACATGTGTACTTCTACCAGTTGTAAAACCACCATGATTATCTGTTGTTAAATTTGTATTCTGTATTGTAATTTTATTTCTTAAAGAACCTATCCTTGAAACACTTGGCATATTACCCTCCTAATATTGCTTGTGATCTTAAAATTCTATAAGGTTGAAGCATAGCACCAATTGTATAAGGTATTGCATTTACACCTAAACTTGTAACTGCTTCTCTGTTTTCGTAAAGGTGTGCTGTTAATAATTTTATAGCTTGTACTATTGGTTCTGGTACATCACTAGCACCACCATAACCAGCAACATATTTAACTACATAAGCATTTGCATTTCTAGTTTCTGTTACTGTTGGCCAACTCTTACCAGTTCTTAAAACAATTCTAGCTTGTTCGCTAATTGTATCTACATAATAGTTTGATGAAGCATAAGTATATTCTGTATCTGAATCATCAAAATATTTTACATGGGTTACAGAAGCTACTGGTGGTCTTGGTAATACGATAAAGTTCGTATTGTATTCTATATCAGGTGCAGTAAATACACCCTCTGGATAATTCATATCATTATAAAATGGTAATCTATCCAAATATAATTCTAAAGTTTGTGTAGTTATTGCTCTATTTAGATAAGTTTGTATAACATTTTGTGATGCTTTTATAAGTTCAGCAATCAAGCTATCATCATCACTAAAATCTACACGCATAAAAGATTTTTGGTCAGAAGTTGCTACTGCTGAAACTGTCCAATCAGTTACAATTTTAATTCCTGACATTTAAAATCCTTTATTTCTTTTTCTTACCTAATATTTTTTTAACAACTTTTTTTACTTTAGATTCAGCTTTTTTTTCTTCTTTTGCTACTTTCTTTTGTATTGTTCCAGTAACTTGCTCTGCTCTTCCATCATTAGTCCAAGCACCAGCCATTTGCATTTCTAAATCTGTTTTCATTTCGTATGTATTTCCAGCTTCGTACATAATAGTTGTTTCACCATTACCTGCAGCACCTTTTACATCTACTTTCATTTTTACTTTCATAATATCCTCCATTTAATTTTGGTTGCATGGGCGATTGCTCGCCCACACAAATATATGATTACTGATTCGCTTGACTTGAAGCTGGTCCATGTAAAGGAAACCCTTTAGCACCTACAACTCCAAAGACAGTACCTGTACCATGAGTACCACTAAAGTTTAATACAACTCTAGAGTATCTTTTTCCACCTACATAGCCAATAGCATAAACTGCATTACAGTCACCATTAGCATCAATAGTTTGGAAAACACCATTACTATCAACTGTTCCTCCAGTTACATCTGTATTAGATGTTACATCAGTGAATGTTGCATTATCGTCAGAGTGTTCTAATTCAATGTCAACTTTGTGAGTTGTACTGAATGTAATCCCTGGCGCACCAACATTTACAATGTGAACTACAGAAGAAAAGCCTTGAGAATCAATTGCTGTGCAGTTTGTATCTGCATCTTTTACGATTGCATTTAAACTTTCGTCAAATGCTAATCCTGATTTTCCATCTCGCATTGCCATTTTTATATCCTCCTATAATGATTATGCTCCACACTGTAGAATTTGAACTGCTTCTGGTAGAATAATCTGACCGCCAATTCTTCTTCTAGCAATGTATCGCACATTTCCTGATGTTGCCTGAGTGAATGGATCTCTCATTACTGACATTTGTACTCTGTCCACAATTAAGTAGCCTCTTCTAAAATCTCCAAAAAAGACTGCTTTTGCAGATGACCCTAGATCAGCAACATCTGTTGCTTCTACATAAGGTGATCCTAAAATTGTATTAGGTACTCCGACTTGTAGTGAGAACCCTGCTTGGAATACATATTGTCCAGCCGCATCTTGTAGCTTTCTAATTGCCGCTAAAGTTGCTCTGTTAAAT